GCCCCGCAAGGAAACCTTCAGCGTCCCCGCTGCTGGCGTCGTTGCCGCGGTCTGCACATAGGCGCGGACTTGCGTCTTCGCCGTATATTTGTACAGATGCCCGGCGCGCGCCAGCGTCGAGCTGATCGTTGCCGAGAGATCGGCGGCGGCCATAAGCCGGTCCTCGTCGTCGGCATCGCCAATATCGACACGCAGCGCATTGGTTGTGGCGCTGTCCAGATCGTCTGCCGATGCGGTAATGCCCGTCACGACGAACCCGGCCGGCACATAAAACAAGCCGGTGTCATCGTCGGCATTGCTGACTGCGGCTGACGGCAACGAGACGATTGCCGTAACGACAATCTCCTCGCGTGACCAGCCAGTGCCAATCACCTCCCCGCGGCCGCCGGAAAGGATCGTTTCATAAGTAGCCATATCTATAAATCCTTCCGTTAGGCCGAAGCAACAGCTGCGACGAAGCCCGTCACCATGCCATTGTCGATTTGAACGCCAGAAGAGCCATCCTTGCGCATGATCTTGTTGGCACCCGCCATTTCCGTGATGGCAACGCCAGTGAACTGACCATAGTCATCCTCTTTCTTGGCGCGGAACTCAGGCATATTGCCCCAAGCGACTGAGACAGCCTGACAGCCGCACAGGAACACAGGAGCGATGTCAATCGGCGCCGTACCAGCACCCAAGGCTTCCATAACCGGAATTTCCGGGATTTCGCGAATGATTACGCCATCGTAAATCAAATCGCCATCCTGGAAGATCGGGTTTTTATCCATGCCATTGCCTTCACGAGCGCGAGCATCGCGATTGGCAGTCTGCATGGCAGTCGAGGTCTTGAGGTCACGGAACGGACGGCTGCCGCAGAACAGCACGAAGAATTCACGGCCGCTCTCGGAATACTGGTCGATCACCGGGCGGATTGCCGGTGCGCCAGTCGTCCGCGCATTGGTTGCCGTGTCCTTCGCAATCTCCTTCAGCAAAGAGACAACATCAGTTGTCAGCTTGTCTGCCGTATTATCGATATTCGCCGTTGCCGTTGCAAACGTCGCATTGTAATTCGACTTTGCAGCGCCGAACAGGACACGGTCTGAATTACGAGCCACCCAGGCATTGTTAGCCGTTGCGTCCGAAATCACATTCTCCTTATAGTTCAAAGGAGAAAAGAATGTCGAACATTGCGGCGCGCCTGACGACGAGTAAGCCACTGTGCCGAGCGCATCGATAATGCGATCGCGAAGCAGCACGCGGGACCATTCCTGCAGGAGCGGGCGAACTGCCTCGCGAGCATTGGAGAAATCATAATGCTCGTCCTGCTCGGAAAGCTCAACACCTTCACGAGCGATCTGGACCGCTACGCTATGGGTGTGCTTGCCAAGCGCCTCTTCCTGGCCGGACAGTCGCGTATTGCCGCGAACGCCACCACCACGAAGCGCCGACACAAGCGGGATCGTCAGCGACTTGCCGCTCGTTGTCGTTTCATATGCGGTATGGATGATGGAGCGAAGCCCCTCATTGCCACCGCCCATATACGGCTTAAAGCCGGACTGGCGCACATATTCGCGCCAGTATTCGCGCCGATATTTGATCTCATGAAGATCACTCGGCGTTGTCGTCGTAGCCATTGATCTAACCTCTGCGGTTCATCATCGAATTAAAGAAATCCTTGTCGCTCTCGACATGGCCAGGAGCCGCATTGGCCCTGGTAGCGGAGGAAAGGGGAGGAGTGAGATTCGATGGCGGAGGCGTTCCCTGCTTCAGCTCGGCAAGCACTCTTGCTCTTGCTTCGGCCTCGATCTTTTGCCTATAGGCATCTGGATCTGTGCCGATTTCAGAAGCAATCTTTTGACTTTTGTACCAAGCAATGACCTCCTCATGAGGCGAAGGCCTGGCTGCAAAATACCCGTCAAGACCTTGACGATGAGCTGCGTGTGCAGCTTCTTCGACCAAGGCGTCACCATGTTGTTTCCGTGCATTCTGTTCGGACGCGGTCAGCGCTTGATGATGAAACTTCTGTTCAATCAAGCCGGTGATGTGACCGACAAATGCTTCCGGATCGACATATGGATCAATTTGCGGCGCTTGCGGTTGCTGAGGCTGGGAAAGCCGACGCATCGTATCTTCAAGCTGCTCGATCCGACGCATGGACTCGCGATGGGCTTCTTCAGCCGCTTGCGCGCGTCTGCGAGTTTCGACCAGTTCCGCCAATGGCACTTGATGAGACTGCTGTGGAGGCTCCGCTTGCTGTTGGCCGTTGGCAACCGGGGCTTGTTGGGCAGGCTCTTCTACTGTAGAATACGGGTCGTTCGGCTCTGGTGGCGGAGGCTGATGACCGTTTGGCTCGGAGTTGGCCGGCTCATAAGCTGGTGCGGGTTCAGGCTCGTTGAACAGATGCTGAATCGATGTATCCTGGTCACTATTCGTGTCCATTGCGGTATGCTCCTATGTCGTTGGAGTGTGACGAAACGCTGGGGTTTGCGGTCCCATGCGAAAACCGGATGCAATTAACGGGGCATCGATCCGAAACAGCCGTATCGTGGCTGGGACGAAGCGCTCTGGACGCAGGACATGAAAAAACCCGCCTTCGAGCGAAAGGCAGGCTTCGGGATTTACGCGGGAACTAAATTTTACTGAACGCCAGCACCAAGCGGCAGACCGCCCGGCTGATTGATCTGTGGCTCTCCACCCGCAAATGGGTCTGGCATAGGTGGCTCTATAAGCGCATTAGGCGGAACCTGCTCACCCTCTGGCCCCGGTTGCGGCCCTGCCATAGGATTTTGAGCAGCTTGATCCGCTGACATGCTCGCCATTTGCAGCTTATCTAAGAATGTTGGCTCCCGGTAATGGATCGGAAATGCTGTTTGGATAATATGAGGCGGAGCGCCGGCCTCGACGAGCTTCTTAATCGTGTCGGCGCGCTTGTTCTCGACTTCAGCCTGCCCTTTGTCTACATCAACGGCCTTGAGAGCCTGCTCAAGTTGAGCCATGCGCTCTTGGAGCTGGATCATTTCTGGCGGCGGTGCTTTCATCTCCTGCAGCCGCTTGAGGACAACATCTTTCTCAGCAATGGCTGACAATTCAATGAGGAGCTCCGGCGGCACAGCCCCAGGCCCGAGCTGAGCAAGCTGTTCAAGCAGCTCTTCGCGCATCGTAACCGTGTCCGGCCCCTCGTCGAGGATAACATCAACGTCCATATCCATAATGGCGTTCTCGACGGATACGCGGCCGGTCATCGGGTCTTCAATGATCCGGTTGATATTAAGAAACTCAACTGCCTTAGGGTCTGATGTCACGCGAACGATACGCTCACCATTCCAGAATTGCCTGATAAGAGACCAATCGCGATGGTAGACAGCCAGCTTCCATTCGCGCAGATTCTCGAAGACTGGGCTGAGCTCAGTCATGCCGGAATTCTGCTGCGCGAGGATAGCGCGGCCAGATTGCTTCTCGACACCGCGGCCGATCAGACCAGGATTAGGGCCTAAATTCTCGATCTCGGCCTTGGCTTCCTGAAGAAGCTCGAATTGCCCTTGTGTTTGCGGACTTTGATCGACAAATTGGAACTCAAAGCCCTTGTTGTACTCGATGTGACCATCGCCGCGAACGGCCTCGGTCTTCATCCGATCAACATCATCGACCGCGCCACGCTCGCCCATCGTCTGCCGTACAGACAGCAGCCACAACATTTTTGACGAGCGCTTGTTGATCTCATCCTGAAGGGACATCATATCCCTGATAACACCGTAACGGATGAGGCTCTCGTCAATGTAGGGCGACCATGCGCAATAGGGTTGGATACTCAGCCCATCCTCGTCCACATAAGGCGAGGTGCAATCATAATCCTGAGGACAAAGACTGACCGGGCCGACGAGATAATCGAACATCCACTTGCCACGGCATTTGTACCAGATGAATGTGATGCGGATCATCCGGCGATGTGTGTCAATCCAGGTATGCCAGTTCAGTGAGCGTTCGAACTCCTGTGGAAGTGTCGAAAGCGAGCCGCCATATTGAGCTGAGGACAACTCATCGATCATTTCAGCTGCAAAGGGAAGCATCTCCGCAGCTTGATCCATGTCCATCCACTGCCATTCGCCAAGATAGCGGGCATCGGAAAAATCATGAGCCTCTGAGCATGGATCGTAGAAGAAGCGGTCAGAAGGAATGTGCTTCTTCCTGACCTCAGCGCGGCCTTTGATGATCTGCGCGCCGCACCAGACGACGCCGATCCCTCTGATAAGAGCGTCCTTGGTGGCGTAAGACGCAATAGCCTGCCACTTGGTCTCGTCCTCAACTGACCTCAGGCAAGCGGTGCTGACATTGGCTGCCTTCTCGGCGGCCGGCGTGCGAGGGTAGCATTTTGGATCGCGGCGCAATCTCTGCTCAACACCGACAAGAAAATCAACCTTGCGCTTGATGCGGTTCTTTGTCGTCACAGGCTGACGGCGGCGCTTCAGCTCTTTGAGCTCAGCATCGGTCCATTGCTTGGAATGATAATAACGCGATGCTATGTGCTGTTCATGAATTTCCGGTTGCTTTGCCTGCTCCCATGCCTCATACATATTGTTGAGGACTTCGCCGTCAAGGCGTTTGCCAAGCTCCGATGCTGGCTGTGGAATTGCTTCCACGCGCACCAATCCTGTGCTCAACGCCTCCTCAGGCGTAATCATCCTATCATCATAGGACGCATGATTTCCATACGTCTCCATGGGTTGATCCACATGCTGTTGGAGCATAAATTAAACCGTTTTCCAGCTTTCTGACGCGTCGTCGTCGCTGTATGAGTTGCGGTAATCGGTTAGATTGTTCGGAATTTCTTCTTTCGGCACAAATGCGCCGATCATCGTATCAATCAAACGCCCGAGCAGCCCGACGAAATCAACTTGGTCATCAGTGGCACCGGCCGGGAAACTCAGTAGTTCTTTTAAAAACTCAGCCAGCCATGGCGCATTGCGCGGCAGATAGACCTTGCCCATTGCTGCGCGCGCTTGGAAGCTCCTTGCCCGCGTTGGCTTGTCCGATACGCTGGTGAATTGCGTCCGCTTGCAATAGGCCTTAAGCTCTCTCATGCGCAGATCGATAAACGGCCCGAGAGATTTCAGGATTTGCCCTTGTTCTTCGGCCCAATCCATCGGCTTATAGCGCTTGATGTAGTCGCAGAAGACGTCAATCCAAATGTTGGATTCGGTCTGGCCGCGCCAAACGTCTACGATGTAGAGATTTTCGTCAGGGTCGAGACCGCCGATGCCATGGACCGTGTAATCGCCACCATTGGCTGTGACAGCATAATCAGAGGCCCCGTAATAGCGCAGATGCTTCGGCAGATCGTCATACCAGTTGAACATCTCGCGCTTGAAATAGAGGCCTTCATCTGGCGCTGGTGATTGCTGATAAAGCGCTGACCAGTCACGAGCGCCGATAACGCCGCGGATCTTGCGTAGCCGTTCTAGTGAATATTTCTCAGGCCAGAGCGAAACTTCATTGTTAAACTCATCCGTCCTAATGGCAGGAAGCTCAAGAATTTCCCACTGTTCGCCGCCTTGCTCCATCTGCTCAAGGAGCCGACCAGCAAGATCATCTTCATGCCATCGTGTCATTGTGAGCACAACGGCGCCTTCGAAGGGCTCAGCCTTACCGGCTTCGATGTCCTGCTGAAACTCTCGCCAAAGCCAATCATCTTCTGCCAGCTCTTCAAAGCTGATATCGCTCTCAAGGCGTGTATAAGCGGTCGATGTGTACCAACGCCAAATCTTCTCGCGGATTACCTCGCTGTCGGCTTCCTCGCGGTTCTTAATCGGATCATCGATCCCGAGGAAATGCGCGCCGCGGCCCGTAGTGGCTGAACCGACGCCAACCGCGAAGTACATGCCGCGCTTGTCAGTATGCCATCGGTTTGCAGCCTTCGAATCCGCTGACAGGCCAACATCAAACAAGGCCCGATATCTCGGCGAAGCAACGAGCCCGCGAACCTCTCTGCCGAAATCAGCCGCAAAATCGTTGTTATAGCTGGCTGAGATGATGCTTTTCTCAGGATTGCGCCCAAGAAAATACGCTGGGAACCTGCGTGACGACAACTCACTCTTGCCGTGACGAGGCGGCATGAAGATCATCACGCGCTTTTTCTTGCCTTCGGCTACCTCGTCAAGCGTGTCGGCAATGAGCTTGTGATGCGGCGCGGGCCGATAGCCCGGAAATGTATATCTAGTGAAGCTGAGAAGATCGCGGCGCGCCATTCGGCGGCGCAACAGCTCTGCCGCTGCTTCCTCGCGCGATATCTGCAAGGTCTGCATCGCTTAAATCTTCCAGTTCTGCGAACTCGCCAGGCTTGCCGACTTCAACCTGTTGCGTCGCGTCGCGCTGTTGAAGCAGGTTCTTCCCGAGCCAGATTAGCATTGTTGGGTTGCCATCCAGCGCCATCTTGAGCTGAGCGCGGCGCAATGAAGCCTTTCCGTTCTCCTTGCCAAACTCGAATGTTTCGCGGGCTTTTTCAGAGCGCTGTAAAAATTCGATAAACGTCTTCTCAGTGACGCCAAGAACAGCGGCGGCTTCCTTCGTCGTGCACTG